TTTTATACAAATGCTTTTTCTGTGATGAGAGATGGAGCAGCCTTTTATATTTTCCATGCTGATAGTGAAACAAAAGCTTTCAGGGGAGCTTGTGAAGAAGTAGGTTTCAAGATATCTCAATGTCTAATATGGGTAAAAAATGCTTTTAATCTTTCAATGCAAGATTACCACTGGAGGCATGAGCCTTGCCTTTATGGTTGGAAACTAGGAACAGCACATTATTTTATAGCAGACCGCTCCCAAGATACTATCTTAGAAGATATAGAAAGTCTGAAATCAAAAAGTAAAGCTGAGCTTTTAGAGATGTATCTAACTCTTCAAAAAACATTAGAGAATCTTTCCACTATTATCAGAGAAAATAAACCATTAAAAAATGATGTACACCCAACAATGAAACCATTGAAACTACTAGCAAGATTAATGGTTAATAGCTCTCAAAAAGAATGGAATATCCTAGATTTATTTGGTGGCTCTGGAAGTACAATGATGACTGCTGAACAGCTGGGTAGAAAAAGTTATTTGATGGAGTATGATCCAAGATTTGCAGATGTTATAGTAAAAAGATTTGCAAGTGTGAACAAAAATATAACTCTTCTTAGAGATGGAAAGGAATACTCTTGGAATGATATAAAATCTAACTTTGGAGAAATAGATGAGTAAAAAAATAGAGAACTTGGACAAGCAGAAGCTCCAAGTCCTAGAATTATATTTACAGCTGGAATCCATCAAATTTGGTAAAACCAAGAAAGAAAAGTATAGAGAGATAGCTAAAAGATTAAAGATAGCTGAAAATACTATAAACACTTGGGTAAGAAGATATTATGAAGACTATCTTGTGTATCTTCAAGAAGCCAAAGAATTAGAAGAAAATTCAAAAATATCTAATTTTGAGGGCTTGACAGAAAAACAGTCAATATACATCATAGCAAGACTGCACGGAAATAGTCCAGAGAAAGCCAAAGAGTTAGCTGGATACTCTCCTAAAACAAAAGCTGCTGATATAGAAAAAAATCCTAAAGTAAGAAGAGTAATGGCTCAACTAAGAGAAGAGTTAAAAGATGATGTGAAGCTAAGTGCAAGAAGTGTAATAAATAAACTTGTAGAGGTATCAGAGAAAGCAGAACATGGGATTGAATACACAGAAACAGAATACCATGATGAAACTAATCCAGATGGAAGAAAAGTCTACAAGAATGCTAAAAAGAAAGTTGAGATAAGTATATCTGCAGCAGTAAATGGTTGGACCAATATAGCAAAACTCTTAGGATATGATAGCAAGTTAGAAGCTAAGCATGAGTTAAATACTGTTGAGTTAGCACAGCAAAGGTTAGCAGAGTTAAAAGCTAAAAAGCTAGAAAAAGAGTTAAAAGATGATGATAATCAACCTAAAGTCCTCAAATAATTCAAGGTACTGTCTACAGGATTACAGCTCGAGGGGCTTGCGACCCCGAAAGTTTTCAGTTCCCCAGGATTTTTGGAGTTTGCCAAAATTTTTTTAGAAAATTTTTGAAAAATTAGTAAGAAATTTGCAAAGGAGAAAAGAGAAATGAATCAACCAGAGGTAATAGCATCTGAAAATAGACTTTCCAAGCTATTTGGCTTTTCAGAAAGAAAAGTAAGAACTTACTTCAAAGAAGCTAGAGTGCAACCTGGAATGTATGACCTAGAGAAAGTCATACAAATCTATGTGGAAAATACCTCTGGAGATGATGAAGTGGCTGAAGCTAGAAAAGTAGAAACAGAAACTAAAAAATTTAAACTTAGCATCTTACAAGGAGAGTATCACAGGGCAGATGACATAGCTATCTTGGTTACAGATATGCTAATAAGATTTAAACAAAAGATGACAGCCATTCCTGTTAAAGCAAGCATAGAACTTTTAAATAAATCTAATCGTAGAGAAATAGAAGAGATTTTGAGAAAAAATATTTCAGAAGCACTTGAAGAGCTTTCTGAATATAAAAATTTAAGGGCAATAGAGGTTGAAACAGATGGAACAGAGGACAGTTAGCTTTTTTGAAGATTTATTAAAAGTCTTAAAACCAGCTCCAAATTTAACAATTGGAGAATGGGCAGATAAATATAGGATATTATCACAAGAGGGAGCTGCTGAAGCTGGTAAATGGAGAACTGATAGAACACCATATATGGTAGAAATATATAATTGTTTAACAGATAGCCATACTGAGTCTGTAACTATAAAAAGTTCCAGCCAAATTGGAAAAACAGAAATGTTGTTAAATATCCTGGGAAGATATATGCACCTTGACCCTTGTTCAATCTTATTTGTCCAACCTACTGTTGATGATGCCAATTCTTTTTCAAAGGAAAGAGTTGAGCCAATGATAAGAGATACAAAAGTTTTAAAAACTCTTATTAAACAGGCGAATAAAAAAGGAGAAGGAACAGTACAAGGAAAAATGTTCCCAGGGGGATACGTTAGATTCGTTGGTGCTAACTCTCCTTCTGGTCTAGCTTCTAGACCTATAAGAATAACTCTTCTTGATGAGGTAGATAGATTTCCTCAATCTGCAGGAGATGAGGGGGATCCAGTAAAACTAGCTGAACGTAGAACTGCGACATTTTTTAATAGAAAAATGCTAAGAGTATCCACACCAACTGATGATACCACCTCTAAAATACAAAAATTATACCTTGAAGGTTCCCAGGAAGAGTGGTGCCTACAATGTAAACATTGTGGGGAGTATCAACCTCTCAAATGGGAAGATATAAGAGATGATGAAGGAGTTGTTAAATTAGAATGTAGACATTGTGGAGTATTAGGAACAGAAGAGGAATGGAAAAGAGAGAATCAAAAATCTGGGATATGGATTGCTAAATTTCCAAAAGAGAAAAAAAATAGAAGTTTTCATCTCAATGCTTTAGCTTCTCCTTGGGCAACATGGAAGGAAATATATGAAGAATATCTTCAAGTAAAAGATGATGAAATGAGAATGAGAACTTTCACCAATACAGTACTAGGAGAAACATTTGTTCTGCATCTTGAAGAGCAATTAGACTATGAAGCTTTATTTGAAAGGAGAGAAGATTATGGGGCAGAACTCCATGATAACATCCTTTTCTTAACAGCTGGAGTAGACGTTCAAGATAATAGATTGGAGCTACTAGTAGTGGGTTGGGGGTATGGCTTTGAAAGTTATATAGTTCAATATAGAGATTTCCCAGGCTCTCCAGGACAAGAAGATGTATGGATACAACTAGACAATTATTTAAAGAGAACTTTCTCATTTAAAGATAAAAATAAGCGACCTCTACCAATTGCTTGTTGCTTAATAGATAGTGGAGGTCATCATACAGGAAATGTATATAAATATGTGTTTGGAAAATCTAAAAGAAATATTTTTGCTATAAAAGGTCTTGGAACTAATGGAGTAAATATCCTTAATGGATTTAGAAAGACAACTAAAAAAGGAGTACCTAGTATTAACTTATTAAGTTTAGGAGTAAATGCCTTAAAAGATTTAGTCTATGCAAGATTGACAATTTTAGAAGGTCCTGGAACTTGTCATTTTCCTAAAGATTCTTTAAAAGGTTGTGGAATAGATTTCTTTAAAGGACTAACAGCAGAGGTTAAAGTAAAAGTAAGAACTTCTAAAGGAGAAAAGATAGAGTGGCAAGTACTTCCAGGTAGGAGAAATGAACCTCTGGATTTAATGAACTATGCTACAGCTGCAATAGAGTTATTAGGAATAGATTTAAACAGAAATAGATTTAACAACAAAAGGGATAAGAAGGGAGAAGAGAGATGATATTCACAGAAGAACAATGCAGACGGCACCTTGATATGTGGTTAGCAGCTGAAGAAGCTTTAGCTAAAGGGCAAAGCTACACAATAGGAAATAGAACTATAACAAGAGTTAATGCTTCGGAAGTTTCGAAAAACATTGAAACTTGGGCTGACAGATTAGAACGAGTAAAAGGAAGTGGAAGTCCTAGATTTGTCAAATTTATACCAAGAGGTTAAGGTGGAGTAAATGGGAAAAAGAAGAAATAGAAGAGTTATAAAAAACACTCCTAAAGCTGAAACCTATCAAAGAATAAAAATGATAAGTGGGGCTGGATATAGTAACAAAAATGATATTACTTTTTCAACCTGGAATGTAGTATCAGAAAGTCCAGACAATGATATTTTATGGGATCTAGATGATTTAAGAGCAAAATCTAGAAACCTGTATATGAATAATGAGTTAGCTGGAGCTGCTCTAAAGAAAATGAGGACCAAAATAGTTGGAACAGGATTATTACCAAAACCAACTATTAATTACAACATCATAGGTATCTCTAAAGAAAAAGCTCAAGAAATTGAAAAAATAATCAAAACAAAATTCAATGCCTGGGCTTCATCAGCAAATGCTGATTATAATCGTATGCATGACTTCTTTATTTTACAAGCCTTAATTCAATTAAGTTGGATAATGAATGGAGATGCCTTTGTTATTCCAAAAAGAAAAAAGAGAACAGGAGTAGATATAGATTTATGTCTACAACTAATAGAAGCTGATAGAGTTCTAAATCCTCATGCTGTTTCAAATAATTTAGTAAAAGCAGGAGTAGAGTTTTCAGAAAATGGAGATTTACTGAAATACTATATTGCGGATAAGCATCCTGGAGATTGTTATACAAAAGTAACAGGATATCCAGCTTTTAACTCTTTAGGAAGAAGAAATATTTTACATATTTTTGAACCAGAGA